TGTACCCGCCCGCGGTACGCGGCCCATCACCCGCTGCGCGACGGTCGCCGGGGATGTCGTAGAACTCCATGTTGCCTTGAGCGTTACGACGTTGGTACACACCGGGGATGGTCGGGTACGGAGTGTGCTCGGCCTGCTGGGTAGCTGACGCGGGTCTTGCGAGGTTGGGAGCACGCGCAGGCATGCCGTACATGCCTTCGGGCGGGGTGTAGGGCGCAGCCTGCTGGGTGGGGGCAGCGTTTGTAGCCGCTGCGCGTCCTGTTGCAGTGCGTGGGGCGGGGGCTTCTCGCCCACCAAGCCAGCTCGCTCCGAGATCCGACCGCGGTAGGTCACTGATCGCATTTCCGATGCGCCGCAAGTTGGGCATCAGTTGATCGAAATACCCCGGTACCGCGGCTTCCTCTGGGCTGATTACGCGCCCTCGTCCGGGTGGCCCAGCCGCCTGCTGACGGCTTGCTTCCCCGTAGATTCGCCCGATGTTCTCGGCGGCGGACGGTTCGTACCCCGCGCGGCTGGTAGCAGTCACCCCCTCCATGGCGGGCACAGAATCCTCCTGCGCCAAGTAGTCCGTGAACGGCTCAGGAGGTTGCTCGCGAGGAGGCTCCCTCCAACGCGCAGGCTCATACCCGCGAGGTGGGTAGCGACCGTCATTCACCGATGCTGCCATCTCTTATCTCCTGCCACCCGTCCAGTTGTTGACTACGGCAGGGCTACTGCCCGCGCGCAGGTGGTACACATCTCGTTTCGCGTGGGTCAGCGTGGTCTCCCATGCTGCCCGGAAATTCTCCGCTGCGGTCGTGTTGCTCGCTTCGGTGTCGTTATTCCTCAACGCCTTGTACGCTACATAATCGCACAACGCGAGATGATATTCCTCCGGAATTTCCGGGGAGTCGTACTGGGTCGCCATGGGCACCAAGGGCTTGCGTGCCACGACCATCTGCAGCTCGTACACATCGTCTGGGATCGGCCCCAATCGCACCGAACTCATGGCTGCGTCGAGGGTGTACATCTTCGGCTTGCCCTCATACGGCGACCGGGGCAGTTTGCCGCGGGTCACGTTGCGCATCAGGCGACCATCCGGGTCGTACACTTCGGATACGTACACAATACGAGGGTCCAGCGCATACCGACTCTGGCTGGCTACCGTTGTGAGCGTAGTGAAGTCAGACGTGTCGTCGGACAGCACGTGCGTACGGCGCGCGAAGATCCGCTCGGCCTCGTTCAGGTACAACAAAAGCTCCGCTGCTGACCACAGAAACGGAGCTTCCTCGTCGCGCAGGTAGCGTGCTCGTGTGTGCAGCAGCAGCTCTTCTACAGTCATTCAAGTGTGTCCAGCTCGTCGGACAGGTCAGACAGGTCGAGTTCGTCGCTTTCAGGCTCAGGCTCTTTCTTCGTCTTGGCCTTGGGTTTCGTCTTGGGCTTAGGAGCGGGTGTGTCCTTGCCACCTTCCGGAGGCGGTACATACTCGACCATATCATCCCGGCGAACGAGATTCTCATTGTACGGATACAACTCCCCCGTGGGGGTATGTCGCAACAGTTTGCTCATCGGTTTGCCTCAAAGGTAGGGGGAGGTTGCCCTCCCCCAGTTGGTTTAGCCCATGCAGACACAGACCGCGACGACACGCACACGCAGGGTGGCGTACGCCTTGGTGGCCGGAACTTCGATGTCGATGGTATCCGCAGCGGCGTAGAACTTGCCAGCGGCAAGCGCGCCCGCACCCATGACACGAGTGCCAGAGGTGGACACATCGGCAGCGGCCACATAGCCGTCCGGATCCGCGCCATCCCCAACATTCAGGGTCTGGGCAGCTTCGCCACTCACCACCTGAACGAATACCTTCTGTACGAGGGTACCGGCAGGGATGTTGATGAGTTCCACCACGTCCGCAGCCGCGAGGTTGCGACGCGTGGCGTCGAAGGTGTTTTCAAAAACGGTGACAGCCGGAAAGCCAGCCGCATTGGAGCCACCGCTACGAACGACAGGGGTGCTGTCAGTGTAGGTCGTATACGTTGCCATTACTCAGATCTCCTTTTAGCCAGCCTTGATGTAAGCAGCGGTGAGGGCTTCCGGCTTGACCACTTTGTGACCATAAACCATCAGGCCACGCATGATGTTACCGAAGGTGCTCTCGGCACGCAGGGACTCGGTCTTGGTCAACTGGGTGGCGAAAGTCATGCCAGCAGTCGTACCCGCCAAGATGTGCGTGGTGTTGTCCGCGCCGTCCACGTAACGGGGCAGCAGGTTGCTGTTGTAGATCGTGAAGCGGTCGATGACCCCAACGCGACCGTTACGCAGCGGGGAGCTGCCATCACCGGTCAGGCTCGCATCCTTGATGTCAGACATCTTCAGAAGCGTGGTGGTCCAGTACGGCATGATCAACCAGCGGCCCGTCTCAGGGACGTTCTGCTCGTCCAGCACCTGACCCATGTAGAGGATGGTGTCAAGGATGTTGGCCTTGGTAATCGCCAGCGGAGTGCCGGTCACACCAAGATTGACGTTGCCAGACAGAAGGCCAGCGGTCGCGCCCTTGTTCGCCGCAGCAATGTCGGGAACGTAGGAACCCAGCACACGAGAGTCGAGCTTGATTTTCATCTGCTCAGCCGCGTCCTGCGCCCACAGGTTCATCTGGTCGATGTCCTGCTGCTTCTCAACCACGTCATCAATGATCGCAGACCAGTAGAAACCCTTGTCGATCAGGAGTTCGATGGTCGGCGCTTCCGGACGCTGGTTAACCAGAGTCTGGCCGATGCTGTAGTCGTTGATTTCCAGAGTCGGCATGGTGCGGATATTCACCTTGTCGCCCTGATTGCGGATTTCACCTTCGTAATCAGTGTTAGTGATGGACGAAAGTACGGTGCTGTCGTAGTACTTCTCGATCAGCTTGGACGACCAAATCTCGGGAATGAAGGTTCCGGAGTAGGTGGTCGGGTGACCAGCAACAACTGGATAAGCCATGACTTATCTCCTATTAAAAGTTATCGGTTAAAGTCCACCCGGCCTTCGCGCTGCGCAGCTGCTACATCACGTTCGAGCTTATTAAACTCTTCCGCGGTGTATTGCTTCTTGTTCGCGTAAAGCTTGGCGATCTCACTACGTGTCCACTGTTTTGCTTCACCCGCTTGGCTACTCGGAGCAGCGCCTGCTTTGGACTTACCGGGCGCTACTTGTTTTTCGAGACGATTCAGACGGGCCTGTACAGGACGTTCTGTTCGGGCCAACTCAATCGACGCCAGCTTGGCGAAATCATTGAAGAAGTCCGCGACGGTAGTTGCGTCACGACTTTGTACACCTTCCGCAAACACACGGTTTCGAGCGGGAGACGATTGTAGCCATGCGATGAACTCAGGGTCAGAATCAATAGCACGCCACGTATTCTTGGTAAGCTTATCGAGTTTGGACTCGAACCGCTCCTGAACCGTTACACGCGATACCTGCGAGACACCTTGCAACGCTGCGCGCATTTCTGCCATTTCGCGGCGTAGCTCGTCCACCAACGCGGCGCTTTCCTGTCGTCCGGCACGTCGTGCCATATCAACAAGATCAGCACCATAACTGTCTTCGTCTTCCTTGGTGATAAATTGCTGTGACGAAGTCGCTGTATCTATTTTAGGAGTAGCTGATGCACCTTGCTGTTCTTGCATTGAGGCAAGAAGTTCGTGCAGTTGCTGAATCTGGCGATCCCGTGACTGGATCATGCCATTCAGACTGCGGTACCGCTGCTCCCACAACTGCGCTTGCGCCCGCCAATCACCTTCGTCTGGCTCCACAGGCTGCTCACCTGTTTCCGCCGCAACACCTTGATCGACTTCCGCCAACTGCGCTTCATGCTCGCCTTCGCTAACCATCTGCCCCTCGCCTTCCGGCGTCGGGTTTTCAGGCGCTTCTTGGTCCGCTCGCGCAGCTTTGTTCAGCTCCTCGATCATCTGGTCTGCTTCCGCTGCCTGCTTCTTGACGTGTACAACTGACATGTGTCGCTCCTATTGCGGTGCCGTATCAACGCTTTCCGCTTTGCTGGGTTGGGTCTGTGTTGACCTGACTGAGAAGCTGCCCTAATGCCTGCGCCTGCCCTTGCAGCACGCGAAACACGTCGGCATCTCTCTGGGTCATCAGACGATTCTTGGTCTCAGACAAGCACGCTTCCAGATACTCCAGCACTACGCTGTTGCCTCGGAGTTCATATAGTGCCTGTGCTTGCCTGCGATCCGGTTTCAACATAGCTCAATTCTGTCTCTCGTGATCATTATAGTCAAGGCGACATCGAATTGGGGCTGAAGTTATCAGTAACGGCTGCGCCATTGGATAGTGTTTCCTTTGACGTTGGATCCGCGTTTTCCGGCCCGCCCATCTCTGGTGCGGGCATCTGCTCCAGCTGCTCACGCGTCGGGACGATACGGTTGGTGTCCAACTCAAGCCCACGCGCCACCTCGCGCAACACTTCGGCGCGTCCCGGCAGGCCGACAATCTGCGAATCCAGCGGGTTGGCGGTGATCTGGAGGAACTCGTTCCGGCGCAGCTGCAGCGACTCAAGCTGCATGAGGCTGACCGCTCCGCGGGCAACGACCTGTGCGTCACCTTTGATCGTCTCATCCTCGTCGTACATCATATTGTGTGTGTACAAGTTCTCCAGCAAATTCTTCAGCACATCGACGTCGATGTTGCTGACCACGCCCTTAAGTCCCTTGTTCGCGGCTTCCATCAGCATCGAAAGGCCCGACGCCGTGCGGCCTGCCCCAGCGACCTTGTCTGACCCAGCCATATAGCGCGGAACCAATGAGAAGTCGTCGGCAAAGCGGTAGAAATTCTCGATGACTTCGAGCAGTTCTCTTGCGTTGGACTCGGGCTGGAAGAACTGTAGAGCAGCGTCCTTGGAGCCGAACTCACTTTCGATGAACTGCCAGACACGCAGGGGTCGGATGTTTTCAACGTCTTCTCCCGGTGGCAGACGATCTACGTTGATACCAATTTGCGGGCCGGATGCAATGCCCATGTTGTTGACCAACGCACGCACCGCAGCGTTGACGATGCCTTGAATGTCATTCAGCACGTCGGGAATGCCAAAGCCCCAAAACTCACCGGGCAGGTTTTCATACGATGTCTTGTAAAACGGACGGTGTCCCAGCGGGTTATAGTTCAACTGTGCCTTGATGACCCACTTGCCGACCAACCACACACAAGCCTCGTAGGTGGCGTCAGGGTCCTCGATGTCATCGTCCGCACCCCACTCAAGCAGATCACGCCCCTTGACCGGGCCGTAATACTCCAACGCCTCGATGTCGAACACCTTGCGCTTGAGCTGGTCAGGCACATCGTCGTTCGTATGCTGCGGGCCATCCGTACCGTGCAACCCCATCCAGTCATGCAGCCCCCCATCGGTTGCCTCGCGCAGCACTGCGCGGATTGCCGCTTCGTTGAAACCGGGGGAGCCAATCAGCTCGTACAGATCGGAGTAGCTGAATGTGTGGTGCTGGAAACAGTAGCCATCCTGTGGGTCCACGGCACCGGGGGCAGGGTAAAAACGGAACGGGTCAACTCGCTCAAACTCAGGAGAGATGACCTTCTGCACCTTGGGTGTCGTAGTGCCGTCTGTATTGCGCCACGAAAGGACCGACCGTCTGCGCAGTACCGGGCCTTTCATAATGGCCGAAGGGTAGGTGACCAGATCCGCCAAGAACTCTCCGGTGGACTTGATGAACCCGCCCTGCGCGAGCTGGTCTTCCATGCGGTCTTCCATGCGCCGGGTGGCGATGCGGGCCTCTTCCTTCAGGTGCTCCTCAACATCGTCCATGTAGCGCGCAGTCATCGCGCGCACGTCTTCTGGCATCGGAGGCTGGCCTGACTCCATAAACAGAGTGGCTACATCCTCACTTACCCGCTGCTTGACGATGGCTAGCTGGTCCGGTGGGAAGTCTGGTTTCGGTGTCGGGTGCAGCGTCCACGGCTTCTCGGTCTGGCCAAGAAACACATCACGCAACCACGCTTCCACGATGCGGCACTTGTTCGCAGTGATGCGAGCGTATTCCTCTGAGCCACCAAAATCACGGATAGCAGCCAATTTGGAATTGTCGTACTCGCCCATACGGGCTAAACGCGCACGCTGTAACCGCGGCAAGATTGTCTGCTTGGCGGTGCGCGCGTCTTCCCAACGCTCGGTTACGTGCTTAGCCAGCCCTTGCAGCACAGAACGGTTATTGGCCTCTTCAGCGGTCTTGCGCTCTTCATTCTCGCGCTCACGCCGTTGCAGCTCGCCGTTACTGACTACCCTAATTAGTCCTATTGCACTTGGCATATTAGATGCTCAAACTCACGCCGAGGCTTTCGCCGTAGGAACACGAGCGGGAATCACTACCGCTCTGACTGATACTAGCACCGATGCTAAGTGCAGACATGGCAGACGCTGCCAACTGCGAGGCGGTCTGGGCAGTAGCTTTCATTGCTTCCAGTTCCAGATCCGCATTGGCACGAGCGATGTCCGTAAGGTTCTTGACCTGTGTAGTTGCCTGATCGGTAACCAGCTTGGCACTATCCAAGCGCAGGCTGTCTCGTTGACTGCACAGCTTGGCGTTTTCTACGCGTGCACTTACCATCGCCGAAAACTGCTCAATCTCTGCCTTGAACTGTGTCAGCCCAGCGTTCATCTGAGCAATCTGGACTTCATACTTTTGCCGCCAGATGTCCACATTCGACTTGTATTCCTGCAACTGCGACTCGCGCACGCTGACCTCAGCGGCGACAGCCTTGGACGACGCATCCACTGTGGTGCTGAACGCACGCACTCGCTCGGAAAAGCTCTGCACCTGAGCCATGTACTGATCGGCCTTGGTTTTTTCGCCTTGCAAGCGAGCTGTGTACACATCTACCTGCAAACGCTGTGACTCCAGATTGGTTTTGTACCCGTCAAGCTTACCGCGGTACATCTCAACCTGTGCGAGATCGCCGCGAATCTGTGCGCTGACCCCTTCGACTTGCGCCTTGAAGATTTCCACGTGGGTCATCACACCCTGCAGCTGGCCCTTGTACAGCTCAACGCGTTGCAGGTTAAGCTCTCCGCGAATCTTCTCGCCTTCAAGCTGTGCCTTGAACGCTTCCAGCTTGGCCAGCTCAACCTGAACTTTCTCCTTGAACGCCATGATGTCGGCTTGGTATACATCCACAAGGATCTTGATGTACGCCAAGCGCAGATCGGCTACTGCCTGCGCGATACGGTACGAGTTTTCAACCGTCTTCAACGCCACGTCGTGGGTCATCGAAAAGCGCTGCATGTACTGCTGCTCCAGCGCTACCCCTTGCTGGACTGCGAAGCGCAGATTCTCGATCTCCTGCGTGTGCACCTGTATCAGAATCTCGCGGTTGAGCGTCGCTCGGGCATCCCGGTTCGCACGGCGAGCCTCACTGACACGGGCCAGCACGGTGCTGCCGGGAAGGGTGAACCCCCGCGCGGCCCACTCAGTCTGTGCCGTGTGAATCGCCTGCGCACTGCTCACCTCTTCGCGGCTGATGCCCCGGTCAAACAGCGCCTGCTCGACCTCGATGGGAAGCCCGGTGCCGCCTAGCAGCATTTCGTTCCAGCGTGCCCGTACAGCACCTCCGTCCGTGTCGCCTGCTTGCAGCGCGTTCCATACCGCCAGCTGCAGCTGCTGCGCGTCCGACGTGAAGTTGTTGTCGTAGATATAGGGCAGGTTCGACTCGAAGTCAGGGCGCGCGACACTCAGAGACGAGATGTCAATCTCAGGCAGCTCGGGGATCTGCAGCTCCTCAAAGGTTGGGACTGGAGGGAGGTCCATCCCAGTGTACTCAGGCATCACACGTTCGAGCAGAGAAGGCGCAGACGGAGGCGCACCGATCTCAGCCAGCACAGGTGCTGACGGTACGGTGTAGGTGGGGTCTGCGATGTCGAAATCAGGCACTGTCAACCCTGCCAGACGCCCGACATCCACATCTTGGTACGTGCCCGGAGACGGCTCCAGTGGAGGCTGGATGTCAAACCCGTCGTAGTTAGGCTCCTCCGGCATGTCCACGGTGCACTGACCGGGAGAACCATCAGGCAAATCTCCGGGAAGGTTGTACGGGGTCAGCTGGCCACGGTACTGCAGCAGCTCAGCAAGCGCGTCCCGTGCGTTGTCCACGAACTCGCGCGCAGCATCCGCGAAGCGGTCGATCTGCGCATCAATGTAGGTAGCGACGTTTTGACTGGGAGCCGGACACCCACCACCTTTCTCGATTTCGGGTGTTGCCATATCAGACTCTCCTATTCAGGTACACAGGATGTAACTCCAGAGTATTCACCTCGAAGTCTGCACCGTCAACGTTGACAAGCTCGAACTGCCAGTAGCGTGACCGTGCCCCTCGTCCCAGCCGGACCATCTGCTCTCGCGGAGCCTGCGCAGGCAGATCCTTAGCCTCATACCACTGCTCGTTGAGCACGCCTTCCGTGACTGACCGCACTTTCAGCAAAAGCTTCCCATTCGCAGTATACCCGATGTACGCAGCCTGCACGCGCTTCATTGTTGGTGAACCAAAGTCCAGCATCATCGTGGTCAGCGCGGCGTCGATCTGGGCATCCGCGTCGGTATCGCCGCCAAGCGTGTAAATACCCTCGTCCGCGGCGGCGTAATACGTGTTGCCAATGCGGCAGAACGAGTTGAAGTTGAAGTTGGTGTACTCGGACAGCGGTTTCTCACCTTCTGTGTTCATTACCCAGCCGGTGTACTGCTCGTCGCCGAAGCGCAAGAAGATGTGTGCGCCCACATCGTCACTTACCAGTGCTTGGTACATCGCCAGCACGGACGTATCGTCGCTAATCTCCTGCTCATCCAACAACAGCACGCCCAGCTGCAGCTGTGCCGTAACGTCGGTGACGCTTTCCAGCTCATCCAGTAGCTGTGCGACGCGTGTGAGCTGTTCTGTAAATACAGACTCAAGCGCAGCCGCTACCTCCAGCACATCCGCGGTGGCTTCCCGCGTAGATGTAAGCGCCGTAAGGGCGTCCGTGACCATCTGTGCTGCGGCGAAAAACGTCTGCGTATCCGCGACTACGCGCAGGGCTTCGAGCACCTGCAGGGTGTAGGTAAAGTCAACGCTGTCACCAATGCTGAGCGCGTCTTCCTGTGTGATAACCAGTGCGCCTACAAGCTCGGACAACGCAGTGCTACCGCTAACCAGCTCAAGCGCCTGCTGGAAGTTTGTCAGCGTGCTGTCCTTGACGCGAACCACGTCATCGGCCAACAACCCATAGTAAAGCGTGACTTCCACGTCCAAGGTAATCTCAGCGGTGACGTCGATATCCTGCGGCGGCGCGATACCTTCAATATACTTACGGAAATAGATTTCGTTTTCTACTGCATATGCCCAGTAGTCACCGCCGTATTCAATGTCTCTTGTAGCAGTCACAGTGCTAACAGGGTAGGCTACGTATGAGTTTTCCCATGTAACCCCATCATCTTGTGATATGAGCACACCAGATGTTGCGGGGTCTGCATTATTAACGTGTGTAAGCGCAAGTATACTAGGGTGCCCTGACGATACATCGGATGGTGCGTACGCCCCTAGTGCAGGGATATTAGTGTTCACCCACGAAGTGCCGTTATCTGTAGAGCGCCGTACGCCTTTATCGCCAGATGCATACCATAAAGTGTCTGTGTACCCAATACTATCGGGCCACTGCCCTCCATCACCGGGTAAAGTCTTGAACGAACTCCACGTAGCACCTGCGTCTAACGATACGACTGCATACTGACTTTCTGGGTTAGTATCATACGTAGCAAACGTAGCAACAACATGGCCGTTAGGTTTTGCCGCTATGGCTACAGCATCGCAGCCATCTTGGTTAAAATCAGGAAAATCTCTTGCTACGTCATATACGCGTAAAAACGTAGCCCCGCGATCTGTAGATTTGTAAATCACGCCTTTATAGTTTGTATCGGCCGCAAAATCTATTGTAGCCGCGCAGAAAACTGTGTCTCCGTACGCAGCCAAACTTTGCCCGTTAAGGTACCACCATGTAATTACATCTACTGTGTCACCCCTACCTGTTAGCGCGCCGCCGCCGCTAAGTGTGCCTGTACCATTACTTGCCGTAGAGCCAGTACCAGACAGCGTGCCTGTGCCCCAAATCTTGCCAAGCCCAGATGCTACGCCTACATACGGCGTGTCCCCTCTTGCGAGAAGCGTACCGTTACTTGTGAGTGTGCCTACGCCGTTGCGCGTAGATGCCCCTATACCTGATAGATTGCCAGATGGCGCAAAAAATTTACCTATGCCTTGCGCAGACGAGTCTTTAATATCATGCATTCTTATCCACGTAGCGCCAGCGTCGTCAGATCTGTATATACCGTAATCGGGTTGCGATATAAACTTATACTGCGTTAGGTATGACCTAAACGTTACTACGTCAGGATGCACATCGTTACTGCCAGCAAACAAATCCTCTTCGCCAACAGCAAGTGCGCGAAAGTCGTATTGATAGGGCGCACGCACAGCCCAGCCTAAGCTAGAACTACCCATAAGTGAGTATGTCCCAGCTAAGTACCGCCACACCTCTATCTTGTTGTCTGCTATATTTGCGGAAGTTGTCCGTATAGTAGCCACAAATACTCTAGAGCCATCACGAGAGAATCTAATTGCTCTGACACCAGATGTTATTGCTTCTGGCAGCGTAACGTTTCGTGTAAAACCACCTACACCGTCATGATCGTAGATATATACACAAGGCGCTACTAAGTTACCCGCAATCAACGATGCTCCGTCCGGAGAAAACTGTACTGTGTATACTGTGCTTGTAGGCGGAGATGCTAAGTCACTCTGCCGTGTAAATACATCCCCAGAACGAGAGTAAATGGCTATGTACGATGCACTTGCATACCCCATGGCTACATACGCCATATCAGGTGACCATGTAATTTCGTATACTACGCTGGGCGGCTGCGTGCCTACTGTCCCAACGTCTGTGTAACCAAACGTCTCGTCTATCTTGTATACTACAAACCGCGGAAGAGAACTGCGCCCTACGGCCAAATATTGTCCGTCAGGACTATATTTAAGTCCGTAAACTGAAATAGAGCTGGAAGGCAAAGCCCAGTCTGTAAACGTAGTACTGCTACGCTTGTATATGCGTAGGCGAAAATTAACTGTAGACCCCACAGCAAGGTAGATACCTGTAGGATCAATATCAAGCGCTGTAATATTGTCCCCTACTTGTAGGGTAGTTACTAACGTCCACGGCGAACTTACCGTATCACGGTTATACACATACACACCGCTCACTGTGCCTGCATACAACCACAGCTCGTCAGTAGAAAGCGCCAGTGCATTGACGCTATGGTCCGTCAACGGTGGAGATTCTAGCGACGGCATATAATACAATTCGTCATTAAACGACGCCCCGTAAACATCACCGGTGCCGCTCTCTTCTAGTCTTACATACCGTGGAAACTGCAGGTCTGTGAAATCAGTTAGCCGAGACCAATCTCCTGTAGACGCATCGATCCTGTACAAGCTCTGCGGCCTACGAAAGTCATACCCATCTCCTTGCTCCCCAGCAACGTTAGCCACCCAAATATTATTGCCAGCGTGCGCAATAGTACGTATTACATGGTTTTCTGGCAGTGTAACTTTGCGGCTTGACATTTATACAAACCTCAGCTGTACAGAGTAGTACGCGTTATTGTGCCACTGCTCATCACCAGATGTAATCGCAAACACGAGTTTGTATTTGCCTGCGCTCAGAGCTAAAGGAAATATATCTAGTGCTTCTAGATTTTCAGCGGGATCGGCACTATTAGGGTCTACCCCGTTCGCAAAAAACTCTGGTGGCCCCATCACGCATCTTTTTCCTAGGTTTCTGCCTTGTGCGCGCACAAGATAGTTTCCAGGATCACCCCACTCATCCAGCAACACTTCTGGTTCTCCATCGGCAAATACGTACATTTCAAGTATGTCGAAATAATCGTTTTGCTGCTCTACTGCGCCGACGATATTTGCTTGTAGGCTTAGAGGCTGTGTCAGTGTTAAGTTAGCTACAAGTTTTCCTGTTTGTATGTTTATGTTGCTCCCTTCACACTCCGTGGAGTTTTCAAACCGAAATTCAAACGCACACGGATCACGAAACGTAAACGGGTTACCGGCGTCCTGCCCTGTATGCTCTACTGCCCACGTCAATGATGTGCACGGCGACGCTTGTTTTTCCTGCCCCCCGCCACCAAATCTCACCCCCGGAGGGAAGATCTTGATCACTGGCTGCCACGGAAACCAGATCACTTGGATCAGTGCGCCGTCCGGTGTCTTGTGCGTGCGCGAGGTAATCCCCTCACGGGTAATGGGCGACAGGTCGTGATTGTACGTAGTCAGGTCGCCCAAGAGCTTACGCGCAAGGCCAATATACTGCACGGCAACACTGCGATCACCGAACAGTTGTATATTGGCCTCTTGCGTGAAGCGCATTAGACAGCGACAAGCAACTGGATGCCGTAGCCAATGTCGAGGATCTCATCGGTGTCCAGCGTCTTGGTGCTGG